GTTGTAATTCACTCTGCCAAGGGAGGGAAACGGGAACGGAAATCCTGTAAAAAAGTTAGGCCACATATCTACCTCCTTTCTCACCGGATTAACCCCAGTAGTTATTGCAACCGCATCCGTAACCACCACGGCCATATACAGCATCACCTGCATAAGCACCGTATGCTGCGGCACGATATGTATCCACGTTCACACCTACAATATTAGGGTATTGTACCGGGACAGTGTTAGGTAATTTACATTTTATACCATCAACATCGCTCTGCAATGCCTGCAATCCGGCTGCTAAAGGAGCGATCTGTTGTCCTACCGCACTCAGAATAGTGGCGTTCTGGTTACGCTGAGAGATTTCGGCTGTCAAAGTAGCCTTTTCCGCAGTAAGAGATGCGATCTTGTCCTGCAATGCCTGATTCTGAATAGCGTCAAGTTTGGCAAGGATGGCATTCGTGTTGGCTGTCGCACCATCACGCAATGACAATGTGTTCTGGTTAGCAGTGTTGATTAATGCGTTAGTTTGGTTGCACATTGCAAGCTGACTCTCGTATCCTTGTGTGGTTACAAGCTGTTTCATGTCGCAGCAACAGCTACAGATCTGAGATGTCAGAGCGTTGTTACCTTGCATGATCGCAGTGAGGATACTGTTGGTGTTCTGGCCCATTTGGTTGCCGAGACCGCAGATAGCCTGTGATACAGAGTTAATACCGGCAAGGATTTGGTCTGATGATGTGTTCACAGCTTGTGCTAATGCTGCAATGTCGACACCGTTTCGGTTAAGTGTCTGCATGATCATTTCTCTTCCTTCGTTCGCTCCTTGGTTGTTGTTGCCGCCAAATCCGAAGTTCCCGTTACCGAAGATGGCTGCAATCACAATCAATGCGATGATGTCCTGAAAACCGCCATTGTTTCCGAAGAAACCTCCGTTTCCGTTTCCTCCCATCAGCCCCATCAGATAGCCAGTGTCAATTCCACGGTTCTGCAAGGACGGAAGAATGGACGCAAGCAGGCCATTGTTTGCGCCGGTTCCACCGTCTTGGTTAAAAACATAAGTTCGTTCCATAAGTATTTGTATTTTGTATCCGGTCAAAATCGACCGTGCACAAAAGTATATAGATCATAACTCATGGAAAATCAGTTGTTTCCCAACAAATTCTTTATATCGTCCCAATATATTCTCATCATTTTCCCACTCTCCATCCTCTCATGGAAATTGGATATCATGTAGTTGACAGCACGTTTAGTCTTATGGATATGAGCGGCTATTTGTGAAGGGTACATACCGCTTTCGAAAAGAAAAAATACAAGAAGATACCGGGCATCCACTGTTTCCATATTCTTATCAGATGATAATATTTGGTCTACAGACACTTCTGTTTCTTTTGAAACAATATTAATTATTTTGGCAAAGATTTCTGACTTGCACATGTTTTTTCTAATTTTTTATTCTTATCTTTGCCATGCCACATAAAACAAGATATATCGATGAACAAAGCATAAGACATTTTGTTGAAGATATTTAGCCTCCAACGTGCAGTGTCTTATGCTTTTATCATGTTTTTATGTGGCAATATTAATATGAGCGTTGGGGGCTTTTTTTTGATTCTAAGCCCCTGAAAGAATTACTTTTGTTAAATGAGTTTTTCTATTATGTGCCACGCTTCTACCTGTGGCATTCTGGTTACTATTTCATCTTGCACCTCCTTTCTGTTGATTACCATATTCTATAACTTATTCCTGCGACAACCGCAGGAGAAAAACCATCCTTACCAAATCCATAACCGGCAGTTATCCCCAGTCCCCATCTTTTAGGTTTTATCTTAACCGTGTGATAGATGTCATTCGTTACTGTCAGTGTTTTGGAACAAACATAGATACTATCTAGGTTAGATCTGTAACCACTCACATAAGCGATGTAATCACTATCTCTGTATATCTTCTGCTCAACAGGAAGAATTGTGTCTCCTACATGGATTGTATCACCATCATGCCAACATAGTATTGGGGAAGGAAGATAATATTTTACAGTATCTCTCTTTACAATGATACTTGTGCTGAATACCGTATCTGCTCTTACCTCTATATCCGTTTCTATGGATGGTCTTGCGAACCATCCTAAACCGAAAACGCACACAATAACGATTATATATATTAACCATTTCATAAGTGTAATACCTGCTTTTTATTATCGGACTGATTATAGGATATATGTACCCAACTGAATCCACTCTCATCAATAAGCTGCCTCCACTCTAAGGAAGAATTTCGAATCATATCAAACAATTTTTTATTGTCTGCCTTATTCCCGGTAGTTATATCTGCCGCACATCCTGACATGTGTTCACTGTTCTTTGCACCTCCCACAGCTTTATTTAATTTAACACAACGAAAGCCGCTATTCACAATAATGGGTTTACCCCACATCTGCCGGATCGGATCAAGAAGATGATTAATTAGATTCTCCATATTCGCTTTCTGAAATGAGTTAGGTACATTCTCTATACCTAACTTTTCTCCTGTATTACTACGGCATAATTCTGCAATTGTAAAATATTTCATTTCTTATCCTCCTTTTTATTTTCGTTGTCAAACAATATCTGAGCCATGATCTTGGCAATATCATCCTTGTTCTCGATAATCACACTCATTGTCTTTTCTGCCTTGCGCAACTCCGCTTTTTCCCATGATTTTTCGCGTACCGATTTAAACTCACAGAAAATACAGTAACCCGTCCAGATCATAGAAAAAACAGGGAAGGGGATAACAACACAGCATAACAGGTCAATGAAGCACAATTCTATGAACGGGGTGAAATACTTCTTCGCTTTGACGGCTGTTTTCTTATACCCCGTGGATGTTCTTGCCTCCCCCCGTTGCTTGGCTTTCATAACTCCCGTAATAAGGTCCACTAACATCGCCCCCATTGTAGCCGCAATACACAAGGCTATAAGCACAATGTGTATCATCATGTGCTCATTTATAAAATTGTAGATTACATCTCTCATTGAAAGTAAGTTTTGAACACATTAATATGATAGATATTCACCTGTCCATAGTTGGCGTCAAATATCTTCTTAATCTCGTAGCCCAATCCATAAGACAATGCTTTCATTCTTCGCCAGTTAATAGAACGCCAGTTCATATTATGTTCCTTTGCCCAACGCTTGATACTGTACCATTCTTTGGATTCATCAAGTTGCTCAGTCTTCTGTTCAAGCTGGTACTGAATCTGTTCTTTTGCCTCCACCTCATCCGCAAGCCGGCGCAACGCTTCCGCATATGTTTGAGGAGTTTTAATTTCTTTCAATGATCGTTCCATTGCCTCAAATGCATCGTAAAACTCATTTTTAAATTTCAAGGCTTTTATACCATTCCATCCCATTACCAAAATAGAAAAACCTTTTTGGTTCATGATATAGGCAGGATTACTTTTACCTGTTGAATCTTCGTAAGTCGTTGATACAAAAGCTAAACGCATTTTTGCGTTTAGTAATTCATCCTCCGTATTAAGAATATTATCAATACTTCTTATTACATCGGCATGTCTTTTCCCAAACTTCTCAGCAACCAATAAGCTGTTTGTTAAAACTTGGTCATTCTGGCCTTTAAAAACTAAATCTGTCATATTACCTAATTTTATGTTAACTTTTAATTACCATCAATTACACGTTTTGGATTACCCGATTTTATCAGCTAACCTTTTTTTGTCAAAAAAAGAGCCTGTCACGGAAACTAATCCGCAACAAGCTCTTGGCTTTATACAATATGGCTATGTCCTTTCGTCATAAATATAAGTGGCGTGCATCTTCACACGCTCCCTACAAAGATAAATATTGTTTTCCTTATTACAAAAAATAACCGACAATTAATGCCGGTTACCGTGATAGTATCTTATAGCCTCATTGACATATAATGATACTGATTGCTCCTTATCCAAGATAGCAGCTACATCCTCCTCTATCGTGACAAATATTTTTCTTACACCTCTAACCTTGGGACGTCTTGGCACACCATTGCTGTCCAATATCCTGTATATTGTCTGCTCAGACCGTACCCCTGTTTCTCTTATTATCTCCTTGATCGCTATCCCGTCCTTATATAGGGACAATACCCTAGACTCTTGATCTAGGGTAATAGATCGTCCTCTTGCCATAATTAATATGTTTTATAACATTTATAATTTGTTGCTCGTTATTTCAAAAAGTTGCACCTTTGCATCGAACATCAACGATGTTAGTCGCACTTCGGTGCGTGGATTGAAACGACATTAAAAATGTCATTGTGATTTGCTCACAAATTAGTATTTTCTATACAGCTCACTGTATAGTGAAGAGGCGGAGAAATCCGCCTCTGTTTTTTATTCCCTTAATTGTTTGTCTTCATGCTAATTAGTAGATAACAGCCTTTATCTTCATGTCAGTTATACAAACACTCTCTTGTCTCTGCACGGAATAGTAAGTAACGTGATTGTTCGATACTTCAAACATTGGATAAATCGAATCGGGATCGTCTTTAATTCCTTCAACCGTGAATTTAACTATACCTTGCTTTGCTGCCTGTTTGAATGCTCTGCGAAAATCTGCATCTAATGAATTGAAAGTTTTCATATTCTTGATACTGAATTGATCTGTTGTCACCAGCTTTATATTTATTTAGAAAAAATTTCTTCAACCTCAAATTCTGCTTTCTCTTCCCAATCAAAAAAGTCTAAATTCTGTTCATCCTCTTCTGTCAAGTAGTAATATGCGCGGATTATATAGCCATCAATCTCAATAGGAGCTTCAGCCCACAGACTTAGACCTTCATGTAGCGGATCAACTACACAGCTTGTAGGCTCTGCACCTGTTGATATTGCCTTATCTGCTACGTCTTTCCCAAATCTATCCACTATTTCATTATATGTATATCTTTTTTTCATCATATGTTTTTTGTTTGTTATTACTTGTTGTTTTTAAGGCTACCGGATTTAGAACTCGACCAAGATCAATGTTTCCAAGGAATCTGATTCTTTCACCCACATGTGATTGTTTTCAAAACCATAGTCAAAGAACAGCTTAAAGTAAGGGTATTGTACTGTTAAAGAGTTCATACAGCCTCTTAACTCGTCTTCCGACATGCAAGAAGTTATCTCATTGATTATTTGAACGAAAAGGTGTAAAACTTCTGGTTCACAATTTATCAGTGGATTTTCTACTATCGCTTTCATAATCTTCTATTGTCTTTTAATTATTCATTGTTTTATTATCACAATGCAAATATACTATATTGTGATGTAATAGCAAAACAAATCACAATATATTTTCTTGCATTGTGTAATATTTAACATTTAGATAAAAAAAGAACAGCCGCCAGCAAAAAGCACAGCAGCCGTTCAATCCACGTCCTACTCTCTATCCCATTCACAATAGCAAAGATATCAATTCTAAAACGAAATACAAAAAGAAAACTATATTAATTAGTTATAGAGAGCCAATTTTGAAACAAAAACCAATCTTCTTAAAAAATTGCCATTAATGCAATATTTTTTACTTGCAGGACAAATGAAGTATAAGCCGCAAAACAAAATGTTCCGCTTTTACAAAACATTTTGTTCCAGAATCACACTTATTAACACAAATCAAAATGTGATTTTAAATCCGATTTAAATGTAGTTTTAATAAACATTTATTATCTTTGCACCACACACGCCGTATGCAGCAGGTGATACCTGAAGAGGAATGTTAAAGCCTGTATTTACCTTTACATAATTATCCCCGCAAGGAATTACTTTGGTTTCAGGCAAGTGACACTTAATGCCTGCAATCTCTGTATTAAGAGAATTGATGCCAGCATTCAAAGGAGCTACAGCCTGGCCAATCATCTGAGCAAAAGCAGCTGACTGCTGTGCATTATTGATGATAACAGACTGTTCAGCAATTCGGCGGTCACGTTCAGAAATTTCACGCTGCATTTCGCGCATCTCAGCGGCACGCTGACCAGCGAGAATTGACTCAGTAGATGCCTGAATAGCCTGCTGCAACTGGCAAGTCTGGTCACGAGTTGCATAACCAAGTTGAGCAAAGCCGCGGTCAACGCTATTATTTACATCATTCAGGCCGTTTTGAACTGTAATAGTTTGGTCTTTAATTTCAGAACGCAAATCACAGCAGCAGTTGCAGATTTGCTGAGTAAGAGCCATATTGCCTTGTTGAATTGAGTTGATAATCTGCTGGCCAGTCATACCAACCTGATTACCTACATTGCATACCTGGCTAGCAACTTGCTGAATAGCAGCTTGTACCTGACCAACAGAGCAGTTCAAAGTGCTTGCCAGCTGGCTAATATCAACGCCATTGCGCTGAATTGCGTCCATAAGCATCTGGCGCTCTGTGCTATTATTGTTATTACCAAACAAACCATTGCCATTTCCTCCGAAGATTGCAGCGATGACAATAAGAGCGATAATACCATCCCAGCCATTTCCAAATGAGCCATTTCTGTTTCCACACAAAGCCATTACTGCATTAGCATCAAGGCCTTTAGACTGACAGGCAGATGCAAGCATACCTGCTAGGAAGTTATTCCCAGTGCCTCCGCTGTCTGGAACAACGATTGTCTTTTCGACATCAAAATTTCCCATGATTTTTAAAATTTTTAATTGTTAAACATTAAATTAATTATATAAGTGATTCTTCCGGACGAAGCATTTTTTCTATTTTTGTTAGTATTGGTACAGATTCTTATTCAATATAACCTAAATTTTTGTATCGCTCCACTATCTTGAAGCCCAATATTGCATATCCAGCGGCTTTAAGGTGTACGCTATCTATCAATAAAGACGGAGGGCATGAACCCTGCTCCATTGCGGCCAAATCATCTTCGGTAGGCGTTAATCCAAAGTCGTACATTGCGTTTGTCGAAACATATTCCCTCCAATTAAAGTATTTATCACCGTACTTGGATGTCAACGCTTCCTCTTGTTCACTACGTGTTGAAGATGTACCGCTATGTAGACCTATTAGGATATACTTATCTGTGCTTACATGAGCGATAATCTTATCAAGTTTCTCTATAAGAGCATCGGTATCTGTATATCCGCCATTCTGCCAACACCATATCACGGCAAGTTCCGTATTGCGGTAAAGTTTAGACCCCGACATTATAATAGGCGTCTTGGCTGAAAAACTGATAGCCCTGTCACCAGCGGCAACCCTTTCAATGGTATATGTTCCGTTAACGTCCGACCAACTTGTACCCGTCCATTTGAGGGTACATTCTATACCTTGGACGTAACAAGGGTTAACGGAATTTCCTTGCCCTTGCAATAATGGTGATACAATGTCGCCCCATGATGAGCTTAACTTGCCATCATACGCTCCAATCTGTACTGGTGTCGTGTCCGCTGGTAGTATAAAGTCGTTTTTAGCATAGGCAATGCAAGCCCCCAATCGTGCTGCGATGGTGTTAATGTTTTCGCCGCCAACTCCACAGTTAGTAACGTTGTACTTATCACCAAGTAATGCTTGCAACATTATGGGATAAGTTATATTATTGCTTTCCGTTAGGCTTAAATCGGGATAGCCTTTCGCCTTAATGGCGTTCAATACCGTTGCTTGGTTTTCGTGGTTGCTATTTCCTGCCCCTGCCGTAAGGCTGTCGCCCCAGCACGTAACTTGTATTTTCGAGTCATCGACTCCTGCAATCTCTTTTATTCTTTGTTCCGCTTCATCTGTAAACTCTGTCGCAATTACCTTTGAATTTTCTGGTATTAAATCCAAAGTTAATACATCATTAAATTTGTCACAAAGCCCCTTAGAACGATAGCGTACAAACATAATGTAGAAATATCCCTGAGTTTCCAACGCACCAGTCCATAAGCCATCTGAACTATGCAAACTCTTGTATTCTTCTATTTTGGAATAAAGGTCATATTCCGTAACATTATTATTGCCCTTTGGTGCGTCAATAGTTATAATATCTACCTTGTTTCCCCAATCACTAATAGCAGGCATAATTCTATTAGAATCATAGCCGCTATAT